CCGGCCGGGTTCTTTCCCACGTTTCATATTTTCTTTCCGGAGGATCCCAATCGGGGACACCGGGCTTGTTTTGATTTGCCATATACCATGCCTCGAAATCTTCGGTATCTGTGTATACATATCTGAGTTGTTCCATATCTTCTGGACCGGGCATATAGGGTGGTCGTGACGGGGGTTTTCGCCAATCTGGTTTCGGTGTTGTTTTGGGTAAAGAGGGCGGTTTTTCAATTCCCAAAGAGGTTACTGGGAGCATGCGCCATGATCTACCCGGAGCTCTAATCGATATAGGAAATTCCCATGGATCCACAAGGAGATTCCATGTGATCATGTTGCCAACTCAAAGGACCGTTTTTGTCTCATCATATAGGACTTATCCGACTCTTCATCGATGGTCGCAGACATCACATATCTGACGGCTGGGAGGATGACATAAATTCCATCGTCGGTATCATATTCTCCGAGCGGTATTATGATTCGATAAATCCACAATTTATCTGCCGTTGTTGGAGAACCCGAACCCCATTGGGTTTCGTTCAATAGTGTTAGATTTCCTTGTGTCGGAGTCCATATTGTGGTATCATGTCCAAACATCCTATATCGTCCATAAATTACTTGTTGAAATTCCAACGGACCCGGTGCAAAACTTGGTGATGTTTCTCTTACTGCAGTGTTCTCAACCAACTGCGCAATCTCGCCGCCTCCCAACACCTTTTCTGTAATAATATCAAGAATAATTGCACCGGTTTCCGCAGAGGTTCCATCCTCATTCATTTTGATAGAACCCGCTTCTTGAATTGCGATTCTATTCGGGAACGTTGTAAGATGATTTTTTGTATATCCTGAGAGGTCAAAATAGGTACGTGCAACTAAATATCGAAAGTTGCCCCCAATGAGCCGTCCGTGGTTTTCATAACCATTTTCTTCATAGGTGAAAACGTCGCCCGTTGAATGTACAGGTTCGCTGAAATAATACCCCATCAATTCTTGAACCATTAGGCGTTTGCCCGATAATGTTTTGACCGCTCCTTTACTCTTCTTCGACATCACAATCACTTCTTTTTCGCCAATTTGTGTGCCTTCGAAGAGATACTCGCAAAAGCCATTCGTGGATGCTTCTTTTTGAGCGATCGGAATGCGGTTCCGTACCGTTTAGAATACGCAGAAGGTTTGCGTTTTTTCTTCGTCTTCGTAGCCATTCCAATATCACGGCCAATATCACGCCGAGCAGTCCCCAAAGCGGCTCGATATCCGGCGTCATATCCTCGTTCCCAGTCAGACAAACTGACCGCCTCAATTATCACTCGCTGTGCTTTGAATCGCTATTGCCATCCAATCTTTTGTGTTCAACTTTACCACAGAACATCTGACTCGTGCAGTTATCGAAACGCCACCAGCACCAACAGTATTACCGCTGTATTGACCGACCAAGTAAAGCGTATCATTTACAACCATGAAGGCGTCAGAAATTGTTCCCCATTCGTCGGGGAAAAGGTCCGTAACATGCGAACCAATATTGTTCGCATCGTCGATTGCTAATGCTCCGGATGCGATCAAACTTTGGTCGTCTGCTCGGATAAGAGACGAATTCGGATTTAAGTCCGTCAGTTGAACGGTAAATGTTCCGTTTAACACGGTCAATGATTGCGGAGAACTGCTGTAACCATCAGTGTTTTGAAAGATAAAATCTACACTGGAGATGGCCACACATTGACCGGTGGGAACATTCACGTATGCTCCCATATCTATGGTCCCTTGTATTGCTGTCCCCGATGGGGCTAATGGTACTAATTCTACGGTTTCGGTGAGATAGAACTCGCCGGTTTTTCTTGTTGCCATGTTGTCGAGCGAGTCGTTGGCGGTTTATTAATTACACTAAGTGTGATTGCCCCGTGCGGCTAGGGCCTAATCTGTATCTTTGGCTTCCTAATCTGCAACTATCTTTCGGAGCCTTTTGGCTGTAGTTACCTATAACCTATGGAAACTTTCATTTTAAGCACGTTTTAATGCGTTTCATACCTCAAGTCTAACACGAACCCACATCAGACCTTCAACGGGCTTAGAACGGCAAAATAAAGGGTATTTTCAACCATTGGCGAATGACTTCTGAAAGATTGTGCAGATTCAGATTTGAAAATTAAAAAAAGGGCCCGGATTCCGAAGAATCCGAGCCCAATACTGTGTTGATTTTTTCGTCGCCGATCAAATCTCAGTTATTTCATATGGTGCAAATTTTCCCTTCTCCATATCTCGTACAAATCTTAGGGTGGGATTACCTTCATGGATGATTAAAACACCACGCTTACCTGACCCCTTCCTTTCCACTAGAGTTTCGGCTCCTTTTGCTTCTTGCTCCACGCACCAAATTTCTAGCGCTCGCAAGATACTACGTTGAGTAACAAGCACTGGATTTGCGAACGAGTTGGCATGGTACACAACACCAATATCTCCACTTCGTTCATTGGCCCAATCCGGAACATTAAACTCGGGAAAAGCACCCATAGGGCCAATCATCACTTTGCCGATGATTATCTCCATTTCGTTCTTCATCCAATCAAGAGCCAATTCTCCTGTTAATGTCAACTGTCCAAAGACAGGTTTTTTAGTCGTTCTCTTCGTCACTAATAATAGTGATATAAGGCCCATAATTAGGGTAATTTCTTGCATTTCTTAGGCTTCCTACCAAGGACGAACACCTCCAAGACCTGCGCCTCATCATCGGTGCTTTCGTCGCCACTCGGCGTTGTAGCCGTGGGGGCGCCGGGATATAAATCTTCACTGATTTGCAAACCAATATTCGCCAATATCGTAATAGTAATAGTCTCTTTGGGGGTCTTCATAATAATCCGGCCGGGTTCTTTCCCACGTTTCATATTTTCTTTCCGGAGGATCCCAATCGGGGACACCGGGCTTGTTTTGATTTGCCATATACCATGCCTCGAAATCTTCGGTATCTGTGTATACATATCTGAGTTGTTCCATATCTTCTG